TAATGGCACAGTACTCAGCGCATAGACAGGACTGGTTTGGATCAGTAACTAATTCAAATATTTTTGAAGTTGTTATGATGGCTGACAAAGATGGTAATATTATTAATTCATCTGGTATTTCAGCAAATATTAACATTGCAGCTGGATTAGTTGATGGTTGGGCTAATGTGCATAAGTTTGGTGCTGTACCTGAAATGTCTCAAAATACTAGTGGTACTATTTGGGACATAAGTGATACTTTATATCCGTGGTCTTCATTTGACAATCCATCTGCTTTAACTGTTAGTACTACAAGAACAAATGGATCATTATCAACATTAGATAATGGAATCGTCGTTCACGTTCTTGGCTTAGACGAAAATTTTCAAGAGGTAGAAGATACTTTTACAATTTCTGGTAGTTCTGCTACTGGAACCGTAGTTTTCAAAAGAGTTTATAGAGCATACATTGATGGATCCGTTGCTAATCAAACACAGATTAGAGTGTCAAATACTACAGCTGAAGTACTAAGAATTAATATTGGTAGATCTCAAACGCTAATGGCTGTTTACACAGTCCCAGCTGGAAAAACTGGCTATTTACTTCAAGGGACATCTACATGTGCGGCCAATGCTGATGCTACTATTGATATGTTCGTAAGATATTTTGGACAAGATTCTTTTAGAATTGGACATACTGCTGAAGTTGCTGGTGTTGGCGGACAATATTCGTATCAATTTGGTGTACCAATTAAAATTCCCGAAAAATCTGATTTAGATATAAGAGCTGAAGTTAGATCAAATAACGCTAGAGTTACTGCAGCGTTTGATATAGTTTTAGTTGACAATGAAATATAATAGGAGATAAACTATGGCTGTTCCTGGCTGGTTAAAAGATGCAATTGCTACCCCTCGCGGATTTATTAGCAAAAAAGGCGAGCTCTTAAAAGCTCAAAGAATGACTGCTCAGCAATGTGATGAATTTAATCATCGCGATAAACCTGAACCAAAAACTATAACTTTGGATCTATCAACTCCAGTTCCTACTGTAGCTTCTGAGCCAGTAGTAGAAGTTGTTGAAGTAAAAGAAGAAGTAGATCTAAAGTCAATGACAAAAGCTCAATTAGTTGAAATTGCTAAAGAGCGTGGTATTGACACAAAGGGTTTATCCAAAACAAAAGTTCTTGAAGCTTTGCAATAATCCTTAATAAATAGATAAAACAAATCTATTTTATTGAGGCATTTATGAAAATTTTTGAGCGATTGGATGAGGAGAACTTTCTCCTATATGCGGCGAATAAGTATAAGAATTCAAATTGTACTGACGTAGAAGAATTTTACGATGATTTGAATCGTTTTAAGTATATTAAGAGACTGCTTGGAAGATACTACAATGATGATGATTTACAAGAACGATTAATATTGAACCATATTGTTATTCTTGCAAATGTATTTGGTGTTGAAGCTGCAGTAAAGATGTTATGGTATAAAGTAAATAAAGAGCATTGGCCGGTTATTAAACCAATGCTTATTTACTTGCATTATATTAAAGATACCGAAAAAATGGATGTACCTTTAGATCCATTAATAATAGAAAGACTTAGGAAAATCTAATGGGTGTTATTTCAAGAACGGCTGACTTATTTTATGCTTATAGGTTTATTAAGCTGCTGGTCACGCCTTGGGAAAAAACTGATGCTTTCAACTTAGGTATTGTTGATGATAATGGCAAAGTATTAAAAAAGACTAGTCAATTATCTACTTCTGAAGAGAAATCAGCGTATACAGTTTTTCATCGCCTTGTATTCAATATTAAAAGACTTTTAAGTAAACTACCATTCGGTAAAACCAAATTAGCTTCTTGGGCTACTGCTCTCTTTTTAATTAAAGAAGAAACTGGTATGACCGAAGAAGAGATCGTTGATGTTTTGAAAAAAATGGAAATTGATTTTGACGATACTTTGTTTGAATCAACTTGGTGTATGATTGGTGAGCAATTGCAACCTGGTGTCTATACACTAATTCATGATACTGTATCACCTAAGACCGGTGAACCTATTGCTCTTCAAGGTACAAAAATTAGAGTATTTGAAGACGCAAGTCCAGTTGGACATATGTTAGGTACTCCAATATACAAAGTATTACATCTAAAAACTAAGCAAGAAATTCTAGTAAATCCCGGAGAAATTATCCGATGAAATCCTTTAAAGACATTAGAGAGACAGCTGCAAATGCAGTATCAGGTGGAGGCATTGATCTTACTCCATCAGCAGATCAGATTCTATTCAAAAAGCGCGATAAACGTAGAAAAGAAGATACTGACTCTATGTTTAGAAGATCTCAAGGTCTAACATTTATTAATGCTATGTTAGAACGTAAAAATAAAAAATAATGGTTTACTATGCTTAAAATCTATGGTATAATTATAGTATTAGGATTGCTTGGAGGAGTTGCATTTGGTGCTAAATACTACTATGACTCTACCCAAGCAAAACTTGAACAACTTGTTGCTGAAAAGCAAATCTTAGATCAAGCCGTAAAAACTAATGAAGCAACTATTGGTCGTTTGAGAGAAGATGCTGCTCGCCAACAAGAATTGAATAATGAACTACAGGCTAATCTTAGAGAAGCCGAACAAGGCCTAGATCAGATTAGGGCTACTTTATCTGATCATGATTTAACTAGATTGGCTTTACGTAAGCCAGGACTTATTGAGACGAGAATTAATAATGGAACTAAAGATGTTTTCGACCAAATCGAAATTGACTCTGGCGCTACTCCTCCCAGCATTCCTAATTAGTGGTTGTGGTACCTTCAATACTGAACCGCGTATTCAAACAGTAACTGAATACGTTGCTCCTAATATTTTAATTCAGCCAAGACCAAAACCGGTTAATATGGCTGACGTAAACTTTCAAGTAGTTACTGAAGAAAATCTAGATCAATTTATTGAAGATTTTAGAAAAGATTATGGTGAAGTGGTATTCATTGCAATGCCAGTACGAGATTATGAAAGATTGGCTGTTAATATTCAAGATATTCGCAGATTTATAAACCAACAATCCCAACTTATTGTCTATTACGAAACCGCAATCTCCGAAGCTTCAGAGGCTACAGCAGATAAAAATAATTTGCAAGATAACCCAGAATAGCGGTTTACAAAACTCGTAATCTGATATATAATAGACCCACAAAGTAAAGAATAGCATAGATCAATTTGTTCGAAATTGGTCATAGAAAACTTTTCTCTGAAGCAACGGAGCGATTAATGAATCAACCAATTCTAATAACTAAAAGAGATGGCCGTAAAGAACCATTTGATCTTGAAAAAGTCCATAAAGTACTTGAATGGGCGACTATTGGTATTACTGGAGTTTCAATTTCAGAAATTGAACTAAAAGCTAATATTCAATTATATGATAAAATCCCGGCTTATTCTATTCATGAGTTGTTGATTAAATCTGCAGCTGAATTAATTTCAGAAAATACACCAAATTACCAATACGTCGCTGCACGTTTGGTTAACTATAAATTACGCAAAGAAGTATATGGTCAATATGAACCTTCTTCTCTTTTAGATCTTATTAAAGCTAATGTTGATCGCAAAGTATACGATGCAGATATTCTTAAAAAATATAATGAAGACGAAATTAATATTTTAGATACTCTAATTAATCATGGCCGTGATGACAACTTTACTTATGTTGCAATGGAACAGTTTCGCGGTAAATATTTAGTACAAGACCGAGGAACTAAAACAATTTATGAAACACCACAAATAGCTTATATGCTAATTGGTGCTACTTTGTTTGCTGATTATCCAAAAGATACTCGTATAAAATGGGTGAAAGATTTTTATGATGCTGTTTCTCAATTCTTTATTTCTTTGCCTACTCCTATTATGGCTGGCCTTAGGACTCCAACGCGGCAATTTAGCTCTTGTGTCCTTATTGAGTCCGGCGATAGCCTTGATTCTATTAATGCAACTTCAACTTCTATTGTAAGATACATTTCAAAGAAAGCCGGTATTGGTATTGGTGCTGGTAGTATTCGTGCTATTGGTTCTAAAATTAATGACGGTTCTATTGTTCATACTGGTCTTATTCCATTCCTTAAGTACTTTCAGGCTGCGGTAAAATCATGTTCACAGGGTGGTGTTCGTGGTGGTGCTGCAACTGTGTATCTTCCAGTATGGCACTATGAGTTTGAAGATCTTGTTGTATTGAAAAACAATAAAGGTACAGAAGAAACTCGAGTTCGTCAAATGGACTACGCGTTTCAATTTAATAAGTTAATGTATGAGCGTCTTTTGACTGGTGGTAATATTACCTTCTTCTCACCAGACGAAGTGCCAGATTTGTATGATGCTTTTTATTCTGATCAAGATAAGTTTAAAGAACTTTATGAAATGTATGAACGTAAAACTTCTATTCGTAAGAAAACACTTACTGCAATGGAAGTCTTTTCTCAATTCTTGACTGAACGTAAAGATACTGGCCGGATCTATTTACAAAATGTAGATCACGCTAATGAGCATGGTTCGTTTTTACCAGATCTTGCTCCTATTCGTCAATCAAATCTTTGTGCTGAAATAGATCTACCAACGAAACCTTTAAGTTCTTCAGATGATACTGAGGGAGAAATTTCACTGTGTACTCTTTCAGCTATTAACTGGGGACTAATCAATGATCCTAAAGAGTTTGAAAAGTATTGCACACTTGCTGTTAGATCATTAGACGCTTTGCTTGATTATCAAAACTATCCGGTACCAGCTGCTCAACGTTCTACTATGGATCGTCGTCCTCTTGGAGTTGGTATTATTAACCTTGCGTACTTCCTTGCTAAGCGTGGATTGAAATATGATGATAGCGCATTAGCAGAAGTAGATCGTTATGCCGAAGCTTGGAGCTATTATCTAATCAAAGCTTCTGCAGACCTTGCTGCAGAAAAAGGGACTATTCCAAAGAACAACGAAACTAAATATTCTCAAGGGATTCTACCAATTGATACTTACAAGAAAGAAGTAGATACTTTGGTTTCTCCTGAAGAGCGTATGGATTGGAATAGTTTACGTGAGCAATTGAAAGATACGGGTATTCGTAACTCTACGTTGATGGCTCTTATGCCGGCCGAAACTTCAGCTCAAATTTCTAATTCAACAAATGGTATTGAACCACCTCGTGCTTTAGTATCTTATAAGCAATCAAAAGATGGTGTTATGGCTCAAGTTGTTCCTGGTTATCATCACTTGAAAAATAAGTATGATCTATTGTGGAATCAAAAATCACCTGATGGATACCTTAAGATTTGTGCTATATTGCAAAAATATATCGATCAAGGCATTTCAGTAAATACATCGTATAATCCTGAATTCTTTGAAGATAGTAAAGTACCAATGTCTCGTTTAATTACAGATATGATTACGTTCTATAAGTTTGGTGGAAAGCAAATGTATTACAACAATACATTTGATGGAGCCGGAGAATGGAATGATAGTCCTGAAATAAAAGATCTTCCAACAGAAATGGTAGATGATGAAGATTGCGAATCTTGTAAAATTTAGTATGTACAATAAGTACAATATATGTTATAATGATAGCATTAGCAGAGATAGAGGAATAAATGGCATCTGTATTTAAACAAAAAACAAAATCGCATCTAGAATCAACGATGTTTTACGACGAAGGTATTGACATTGCTCGATATGATCAAGTAAAGTATCCAGAACTTGATAAGATTACTGACAAGCAACTTGGCTTCTTTTGGAGGCCAGAAGAAATTGATGTATCGAAAGATAAAGCAGACTTTCGTGCACTTACCCCGCATGAGCAACATATCTTTACATCTAACTTAAAACGACAAATTCTACTTGATTCTGTTCAAGGTCGTGGTCCCGTTGAAACACTATTGCCTGTAGCATCTTTGCCTGAGCTTGAACCATTAGTTATGGCTTGGACATTTATGGAAACAATCCATTCGCGTTCTTATACACATATTATTCGTAATGTGTATGCCAATCCATCAAAGGTATTTGATGAAATGCTTGATATTCAAGAAATTGCAGATTGTGCTACAGATATTTCTCGCTATTATGACGAATGTATTGAAGCAAATTCATGGTATAATCTACTAGGTGAAGGTACATTCAACATCGCTCAAAAGGGAATGTCAGAAGGAACTGAAGTTGTCGTTGATATGTACGACGTGAAAAAGAAACTTTGGTTGGCGCTTAATTCAATTAACATTCTTGAAGGTGTAAGGTTCTATGTATCATTTGCATGTTCATGGGCATTTGCTGAATTGAAAAAGATGGAAGGCAATGCTAAGATTATTAAGTTTATTGCTCGTGATGAAAATACTCACCTTGCGGCATCTTCATTCATGATTAAAGTACTCATAAAAGACGATCCAGATTTTGCAAAAATTAAAGAAGAGTGCGAAGCCGAAGTTGTACAAATGTTTGTTGATGCTGTAGATCAGGAAAAGCAGTGGGCTGATTATCTCTTTAAAGATGGCTCAATGATTGGTTTGAATGCTAGACTATTGTATGATTACATTGAATGGATTGCAAATAAACGCATGAAAGCAATTAATGTGGCATCTCCATATTCAGTGCCACAAGCTAACCCACTACCTTGGACCGAAAAATGGATCGGTGGAGGTAATGTTCAGGTTGCACCACAAGAAACTGAGATTAGTTCATATGTAATTGGTGGTGTAAAACAAGACGTAGATGAAAATACCTTTAAAGGTATGAGTCTTTAAATCATATAGATATATCAATTTTAGTCAATAAGAGGAACGGCAAATGACCAAAGCAGTGTGTCAGGATTGCGATATTGAGTATGAAGTTAAATCAACTGAAGCAGAAGAGGATGGTATCATTGCTTCATTCTGTCCATTCTGTGGATTTGAAACTACGGACGAACTAGACTTTAGTAATGACAATTATGATAGTTGGTCTGATGAAGATGATAGCTACGATTAGTCTATAAATATACCATATAGCAATAATATGGTTAACTTATGGATCAGTGGACTTACAAAGGTCAGTTGTTTGAATCAAACCAAATAGAAGAATATGTTGGATTTGTATATCTTATAACTGACCTTTCAAATAATAAAAAATATGTCGGTAAAAAGAATTTTTGGTCAATACGTAGACTACCTCCTTTAAAGGGTAAAACAAGAAAGCGTACGGTCAAAAAAGAATCAGATTGGCAAGACTATTTTGGGTCGAGTGAACAGGTAAAACTACTTGTAGAATCACAAGGACGCAATAATTTCAAACGTGAAATATTACACTTATGTAGTACTAAAGGCTTAATGTCTTATTTAGAAGCTAAAGAACAATTTGAGAGAGAAGTACTCTTTAGTGATGAATATTACAACGAGTTTATTGGTTGTAAAATACATTCAAAGCACGTTAAAGGAAGTAAGAATAATGAATAACGTCGTTCAATTTCCAAAAACAAAAGCAGCAAATAAAAATAAAAGAAATTCTATTGAAGCTATGGAAGTAGCTAGAGTTCATTATGAATCAATTGCTTCAGAAGCTATGGATGGAATAGCACAAGCTTTAGCTACCAATGGTTATCATCCACTAAAAGATACAGTAATGCTTCATGACATGGGAGTCATTATGAATATGATTGTTGCCATGATGTATCGGGTTGATGGAGAAGCTCATTTCTTGCAAGAACCAATGGATGAAATCCATGACGTTATTAAATACGTAAAAGAAATAAATGACAGAAAACGCAATGAAGTGTTTACAGATGATGAATAGTATGGTATAATATACTAAATAAATGAGAGAAGTGACATGATTATTATCGACTATAACGCAATTGCTATTGCAAATATTATCACACAAAAGCTAGATGTACAAGAAGATATGATTCGGCATATGATTCTGAATTCTATTCGTATGTACAATAAGAAGTTCCGTAAAGAATATGGTCAAATGGTTATTGCCACTGACTCTTCTAATTGGCGACGGGAAGCATTTCCACAATATAAGTTCAAGCGTCGTGATGGACGGGAAGAATCATCTCTTGACTGGGGTGAAATCTTTCGCATCATTAATCTAGTGTTTGAAGAAATTGGTGATAATCTACCATATAAAACTCTTAAAATTGATGGTTGTGAAGCTGATGACATTATTGGTACTCTTGTAGAAAACACTCAAGAGTTTGGCCAGCACGATGATGTTATGATTGTTTCTGCTGATAAAGATTTTATTCAATTGCAGAAATATAATAACGTACGTCAGTTTTCACCAATGACTAAAAAGTTTATTCAAGATCCTAATCCACGTAGATATCTGTTTGATCAGATTCTTAAAGGTGATTCCAGTGATGGTGTTCCTAATATATTCAGCCCTGATAATACTTTTGTTGATGGAATTCGACAATCTCCAATGACAAAGAAAAAGATGGATATGTACTTTGAAAATGCTGAAAATCTTCAAGGTGTAATGGAAACAGAACACTATCGTAACTATTGCCGAAATAAGAAGATGATTGATTTATCTGAAACTCCACAAAATCTAAAAGATGCTATTATAAATAGATTTGACAATCAAAAGGTAACACATAAATCTAAAGTGCTTAATTACCTTATTAAGAAGCGTTGTAAACTATTAATTGAGAGTGTAGAGGAATTTACTTAATGAAATTGATGATTCATGAAGTTTTTGAAAAAGCTGCAGAAGCAAGTTCAAAAGAAGAAAAAATTAAAATTCTTCAAGAGAATAATCACCTAGCATTGCGTGATATTCTTAGAGGTGGGATGGATGATACCATTACATTTATTCTTCCAGAAGGTAAACCACCACACGACGATCCAGAACGTGTTGGCTTTTCTCGTAATTCGCTTTATAATCAAACAAAGCGATTTAAGTACTTTGTAAAAGGTGGACCAGGTGAAAACATGCATCCTGCCAAACGGGAGAAAATGTTTATTGGTATATTGGAAACTATTCATCCTAAAGAAGGAGAACTGTTAGTTCTAATGAAAGATAAGCGTTTGATTAAATCTAATAATTCTGCTCACTATTCAGGCATCACTAAAAAATTAGTACAAGAAGCATTTCCAGGGTTGATTCGAGAATAAAAAAATTATAAATAACTGTATGAGTATATTATTAATGTTTCACTCATAATCGGTAAAGGGATCATGCTACACTCCGTGGCAGGTCCCTTTTTTATTGTTTAACTACATAGGAGGCTCAACTATTCATACCCGAAAAAATTCCAAAAGAATTAACTATACAGAGGAATGTACGATGAATGGCTCACAAATTGAGAGATTAAAACGAGACTGTAGGGAGATGGACTTTTTTATAAAACGACAAGAAAAACGGGGTAATGGCGAGAAGGCTTACACACTTCAAAAGAAGCACGATTATATGAAATCTAGAATAGAGGAACTAGAAGAAATTTTAGCAGCATAAAGTTGTGTACATCCTCACTGGACTGTGTTATAATAATAGTATATGAAAGTGAGGATGTATCCATGAATTTGTTCATACTTGATAAAGATCCAGTCAAAGCAGCTCAACTACAATGTGATAAGCACGTAGTTAAAATGATTGTTGAATCAGGTCAAATGCTATCAACAGCTCATCGTATGTTGGATGGTAATGAAACCAGACGACCATCTAAGTCTGGTAAAACAAACGGTAAGTATTGGGTACATCCCAATGAAAAGATGGAATCTATTCTTTACAAAGCAGTTCATATGTACCACCCATGTACAGTATGGACTATGGAATCAAACAATAATTATAATTGGCATTATATTCACTTCATTGCTTTGTGTGATGAGTATAAATATCGTTATGGAAAAGTTCATGCGACTGATAAGCTTCTTAGAGATGCTTTAAAACCAACTCCAAAAAATATTCCAGTTGATTATTTGACACCATTCAAGCTAGCTATGAAATCTAATCCAGAGTGCATGTATCTAGATGATCCAGTTAGATCATATCAAGAGTTTTACAAAACAAAACAAAGTCGTTTCAAAATGGCTTGGACGGGAAGGGAAGTACCACAATGGTTTCAACAGAACAGCAGCTTGAGTTTGAATTCATGAAAAAAGAACCAGACCCAATTATTATAATTGAAAAACAAGAGCGATACGACGAATATATAAAACGTATGTACCGTGAAACTGAGGAAAAAGATGCCAGTCTATAGTTTTCGTAATAAAGAAACAAATGAAGAAACTGAAGTATTTCTTAAAATAGCTGAACTAGATCAGTATAAAGAGGATAACCCTCAATTACAACAGTTTATTTCTAAGCCTCCAGCAAGTGTTGGTATGGTAAAAGATATGTACTCACGAGTCCCTGATGGATTTAATGATGTGGTAAAACAGATCAAAAAGGGATCTGGTATGAGGAACACAATTAAAACAAAATGAATAGATCTTTGAAAATTCGCCTTGAAGGGCTTAAAACATTATCACCAATTACCGAAAATCAGAAAAGAGTATTTGAAGCTTTTAAAGAAGGTTCAAATCTTTGTTTAGCTGGTTCAGCTGGTACTGGTAAAACTTTTCTATCAATGTATCTAGGGCTTGAGGAAGTCTTAGATAAGGAAACACCTTATGAGAAATTGGTTATTATTCGCTCTATCGTTCCTACGAGAGATATTGGATTTCTTCCGGGAACTGAAGACGAAAAGAAAGATGCCTACACTGCCCCGTATCGTGGAATTGTCTCAGAACTAGTTGAAGATCCAGAAGCTTGGAATAAGTTACAACAACAGGGTGCAGTAGAATTTCTTACTACTTCGTTTATTCGAGGTACTACTATTTCAAATGCTATTATTTTAGTTGATGAAATGCAAAACCTTACATTCCACGAATTAGATTCAGTAATTACTCGAGTTGGTGAAAATTGCCGATTCATTATGTCGGGTGATTATTACCAAACAGATTTTGATAAAGAACGAGATAAGAATGGTATTCTACAATTTTTAGAAATCATCGATAAACTCAAGTATTTTGAAACAATCGAATTCTCTTGGCAAGATATTGTGCGTTCCGGTCTTGTTAGAGATTATATTATGACTAAGGAACACATGGGTATTAAATGACAATGGAAAAGAAAGATGGCTAAGTTTTCGCGCTTTGATCCTAAAAATAAGAAAAAGCATAAACACAAATTTAATTCAAAAGATCACGAAGGTCCAAGAATTAAAAGTACTGAAACAAAAAGAAAAGTTAAAGTTAACTTTGATAAACTTATGGTAAATGATTATGACTATATTGACAGAACCGAGGATATTTGAACATGTTGGAATTGACTTGGGTTATAATGACATCGAGGCTGAGACCACTTCTTCAGGACGAAAATATAAGTGTCCTAACGGGGTTTCTTATCCTAGTGTTACTACAGTACTTTCTATATTAAGTGAAGATGGTATTAGGGCATGGCGAAAACGTGTCGGTGAAGTAGAAGCAAATAAGATTTCACATAGAGCTGCTACTCGTGGTACGGCAGTTCATGCTATTGTTGAAGATTACATCAACAATAAACCAAACTACACTGAAGGCTATATGCCAAATGTTGTAGAAAATTTTAATGACATTAAAGGTATTTTAGATGAAAGGATTGGTAAGGTTTACGCGCAAGAAGTCCCATTGTATTCAGATCACCTTGGATTGGCTGGTCGTGTCGACTGTGTGGCTGAGTTTGATGGTGTTTTATCTATCGTCGATTTCAAAACTTCTCGGAAGTTAAAGAAAAAAGAATGGATTGAAGGTTACTTCATTCAAGAATCTGCATATGCTGTTATGTGGGAAGAAAGAACTGGTATGCCAATTACTAATTTGGTAACCATTATTAGCGTTGATGGCGCAGAAGCTCAAGTCTTTAAAGAACATAGAGACAATTGGACACCTAAACTTTTAGAGACTATTGATGAATATGCGAAGAGAAAAATGTTTGGCCACTAGGGCTCATCAACAAATAGATATTTGCTGTGAAACTCTATGCGAAAAAGACGTAGTTCAAGAATATATTAAAGAGCTAGAAGATCTGGTTCAAGAATTAAAAGAAAAAATCAATCAACTCGAGGATTATAAATGAGTGAAGATCTTATGGAACTACTTACTGGCGGCGAAAAGAAACGAAATTATTTTCACCATCGTCCAGTAGCAAATATCCATGAATTTTAT